TTGGATGTTTCTAGAAAGTATACACAAGATAACAGAGATGACCTTTATGAGGCAAACATTAACCCAATCGCTAAGTTCCCCGCTGAAGGAATTGTGGTCTTCGGACAAAAAACCCTCCAGCAAACAGCTTCGGCGCTTGACAGAATCAATGTTCGTCGCTTAATGATCTATCTCAAGCGTGAGATTTCATTCATCGCTTCAAGACTCTTGTTTGATCCCAATGTCAAAACAACCTGGGATAACTTTAGAGGACAAGCTGGTGTGGTACTTAATGATGTTAAGTCTAGATTTGGAATTGATGAGTTCCGCCTCATTCTCGACGAGACGACAACAACTCCTGATCTAATTGATCAAAACATTATATATGCCAAGTTGTTGGTCAAGCCGACTCGTGCGGTTGAGTTCTTTGCCATTGACTTTGTTGTCACAAACAGTGGTGCGAGTTTTGAGGATTAAAAGTTAGTTTCATAGCTACTTATTATTAAGGGAGAAATATAAAAATGTCAATCAGTTGGGCTCAAGCCGGAGTTGATCCAAAAAGAAGATTTAAGTTTAAACTTAAACTAGGTACAATAGCGGAGTATTATGTTAAGACGGCATCAATGCCAAAAGCAAATATTTCCACAATAGAACATAGCTACTTTGATTACAATTTTAAGTTCCCAGGTCGTGTTACTTGGGACCCGATTACGGTAACGATGGTCGCCCCATCTAAAGGAGCAGATGATCCAACAGACTTGCTTTATCAATTCATCCGCCAAGCTGGGTATTACTTTCCCGACGAGTCTCCGAGTCGCACTGCACAATCCCTGTCTAAGAAGGGCTTTTTTGAAACGGCTTTTAAAGGGCAAGTGATGTTACAGTTGTTGGACGGCTCAGGGGCTGAGATTGAAGAATGGCGGCTTCGTAATGCTTTCTTAACAAATGTAGATTACGGTGGTAGTTTAGATTATACTTCTGATGAAATGCTTGAGTTGAGCTTGGAGATCACTTTCGATTGGGCACAAAAAACCAACGCCGGCGGCGGAATAAATCCAACCCCAAGCTAATTTCTTAATTTCATCTAAAGTTTCTTAGGAACTTTGAAAGGTTTTAACATATGAGTAGAAATGAAGGACGCTTCAACGCAGCCGAGGGTATCCCAACTCCAGAGGACGAGGGAACTTCGGCTGTTGTTGCATCTGCGGCAGGTTCGCAGTTTAATTGGGCACTCCCCACAGAATTTGTAGAATTACCAAGCAAAGGTAAATTTTACCCACCGGGACACCCTCTCCACAATGAGACAACGGTGGAGATAAAATATATGACCGCAAAAGAAGAGGACATTCTAACGGATCGTGCTCTTCTCAAGAAGGGTGTAGCCATTGATCGAGTTCTAGAGAACTTGATTATAGATCAAAGAGTTAAACTTAATGATCTTTTGATCGGAGACAAGAATGCGATTCTCGTAAAGGCAAGGACTACAGGATACGGCTCAGAATATGAAACACGAGTAGTATGCCCTAACTGCATTGAGCCCAGTGAACATTCTTTTGACCTAGAAGGACTAGGACATGTTGATTTTGAGAATGCACTAGAGCAAGAAGAGGTTGAAATAACTGAAAGCAATACATTTAGAGTGACACTTCCGATGTCAAAAGTGACGCTTGAGTGTCGGATGCTTAATGGTGGCGACGAAACCTCTATCGCAAAAAAAGCACTCCGAAAGGACCGTAAGAATGAAGCATCAAAAACTCTAACAACACAGTTGGGATTAATGATTGTTTCTGTTAACGGCGACAAAGATAATTTTACAAAAGCCAAGTTTATTGCGGCAATGCCGGCTAGAGATTCTCGCTACTTAAGAACTATTATGGAAAAAGTTACTCCTAACGTCGTTATGAAGCAAGATTTTGACTGCGTGGAATGCGGCACGACGTCGGTACTGGAGGTGCCGCTTAATGCGGACTTTTTTTGGCCTAAGTGACGAATACGCTGAATCAATCTACGAAGAATTTTTTAATCTAAAGTATTATGGCGGCTGGAGCTTTTTTGAGGCTTACAACTTGCCAATTGTATTAAGAAGATGGTTCTTGCGACGCCTTGTGAACCAAAAAGAAAGAGAAGCTAAATCGCACGAAGATGCGATGCGAAAAGCGAAAACTAGAAGTCGCTAAATATCATTAAAATAGTAAATTACAACCTACTTACTAAGCAAACGTGTATATTGCTGGGGAATCTCTATGCTTACTGAAGACCAATTAAAAGAAATAGTGTTCGATCTTGGCGCTGCCCGCAAGGGACAGCTTGATGAAAATATCCTTCATGTCTTCGCTGCGTGGATTGAGTATTTGCTATCAAAAATGTACAAAGGCAGACGGATCCCAGTTAAGGTCCGTGGTAATAGAATAGAAGTTCAGCGATTCACTGATGCCTTGGTGAATGAAAAAAGATATATGGATTATATCAAGAAATACGGACTTGATGATCCAATGACCTACAAGCAGAAGTCAAAACTTAATGTGGCAATTAAAAGATTTGAGCGAGAAGCACAAATTAATTGGCCTATTAAAAACCCATAGGACCTTAAGCTATGGCTGATGAAAAAACACCAGAAGAAATAGATGCTGCCAACGCTGCCCGAGAACGAGCGAATGAGGCCAAAGAGCGACAACTCCAATTAGATAAAGATCTTAACGAGCAGGGCGGACTAAACCGTGCGCAGCTTGAAGAGATATCTGGCGCTCTTCGAGATCAGCTTAATTCTTACCAAAACATTAACACGCTTACAGATCAGTATCGTGCGATTATCCAGAGTCAGATATCTGCCGAGAGAGAACTTGCTAAAGCTAAGGGCGAAGGCAATACAGTTCTTGCCGGACAGTTAGAGATACAACTCAAACAAGTTGAAATATCAAAAGCGGACATTATAGCTAAGAGCGCCGCCACCAAGGCAGAAGAAAAACTTGATGAATCAATCATAGGAGTTGGCGATAATGTTCTAAGGTTCAACAAGATCGCTCTTGTTCAAGACGAGCGATTGGCAGAACTCCGTCTAAAAGTTAACAAGCTCACGGACTCATCATACGCTGCTGGACTTGCTATTAACTCATTTGGTTCTGTTCTTTCTACAGCCGGTATGGAAACTGCTAATTTCTCTACTGGTGGCTTTGCAATGGTAAAGCAAATTACAGATATTGGAATGAAGTTTGACGCTGCATCGAAGGCAGTGCAGGTAAATACGGGACTCGGACAAGAAAGTGTTACTCAAATGAAGAGTCTTGTCTCCGAGAATTATTCCCTTGGTGTTACAACCGAGCAAGCTGCAAAAGCAATTGGTGCTCTGAATACTGAATACAGTGGCTTTATCGGACTAAACTCAGCCGCACGAGAAGCGGCAGCAGAAACTGTTGTTACTTTGGAAAGACTTGGTGTCGCCGCCGAGGTATCTGGTAAGGCGTTTGATATCCTGGACCGTGGTATGGGCTTAGGTTCTGAAGGTGCTAGGGCAGCAGTTGAAGACCTTGACACACTTGCTCAAAGTCTTGGGTTGCCAACGGCTCAGGTAGCAAATGATTTTACGAAGCTTGGACCAAAGCTGGCTCGCTTCGGGAAACAAGGCAAGCAACAGTTTGATTTACTTTCAAAGCAAGCACGTTCACTTGGCATTAGTGTTGAGGCAGCATTTGAGATAGGAGAAGCTTTTGACACCTTCGAGGGTGCCGCTGATATGGCAGGTAAATTAAATGCCCAACTAGGACTGCAAATTAATTCTGTTGCAATGTTGGGCGCAACTCACGAAGAACGTATTAAGATGCTACGGCAAGAGTTTGCGGTAAGCGGTCAGAATTTTGATCAAATGGATCGCCGCCAGAAGCAAGCTGTTGCAGAGATGATGGGCGTAGATGTAGATATGGCATCTAAACTTTTTGGGGATCCTATTAAGTATCAACAATATATCAAGGACCAAGAAGACGCAAGAGAACGAGCAGAAAGATTGACTGCTGCGCAAGATAAGCTAGCAGCCGTCGCTGACAGGCTTTTAGTTGCCTTTGGTCCTGTCTTCTCCATCATCGCAGGTATTGCCAGTCTTCTAACAGTGGGGCCTATACCCCACTTAATTGCTCTTTTGACAGGGCTTATTGGAGTCTATGTTACTTATCAAAAAATAAGAATGGCACTTCTTACCACTGAGCAGTTGGGTCTGGCTATGTCCAAAAGAGAAACTCTTGCTTTGATGGCACGAAATGCCGTTCAGAAAATAAAGAATTTATTGGGCTTTGCTGCCAGTGTGCAAGAGGATAAAGACATAGCAAAAGCCCCAGCTAAAGTTAGCAGCGATATAGCAAAATCTCAATCCGAGGATATACTTTCTCAGTCTAAAATAAGAGGCGCTGGAGCAACTGCACTTTCCGGTTCTGCTGCGGCTGGCGCTGCTATACAAATGCTTGCCCTGGGTGCTGCTGTCCTTATGGTTGGTGCTGGAATTTATTTGGCAGCGACAGGTATGGGCAATTTTGTCACGGCGTTTGGCGAACTAAGCGTAGAGCAAATGATTGGTGCTAGTCTTGCTATGGTTACAATGTCTGCCGGACTCGGCGCTCTAGCCGTTGCCCTACCAGGCTTGGCACTATCAGCGGTTTTAAGCACTGGTCCTTTATTAGCCTTGGGCGGTGCTCTGCTTATGATCGGTGCAGGAATTGCGTTGATTGGTGTCGGTGCTTCAGTGGCTTTTGAAAGCATAGCTAGGGTTATCGAGGTCACTACAAAAGTCTCAGATTCTGAGATGCAGAACGTAAGTAATCTTATGGATAAAATGATTGAGGTTCAAACTGCTGGTCAATTTGCAAACGTTCCAGCCTTGAACGCTATTGCTGGGGCAGTTAACCCAGCCGCTGCTGGTGGCGCACAACAAGGCGGCAAGAAAACAGTTGAACTTAAAGTTAATGAAAGAATCCTAGGGGATGTGGTAGTGGATATTTTGAAAGATCGTTACGGCGTGGCTGTGTTCAGGTGATCTTACTCCGAGGTAAAATATATGAGTGTATATGATATATCAAAGTTAAAAGAAGATGGTATCGATGGCGTGGATCTCGCAACCGATGCCGAACGGCTTCTTTTTAAGAAGGGTTATAATCTTGAGATTGAGCATGTTCCCACGGGATATAAGGTAAAGTTCCCCGCTTATCTTGATAATTTTAGTGATGCATTTACCCAATCTTGGAACGCCGAGGATGTTTATGGTCGTATGGATCCAATTGCTGTGTATCAAAATACTCGTCGTGCAATTGCAATGTCCTGGCACGTCCCAGCTAATTCCTTTGGGCAGGCAAAAGAAAATATGGACGTTATTAATACTCTGATGACTTTTATGTATCCGAGTTATTCCAAACAGAAAGGTGGGGGTGGAAGCGTCTTGAACATGTCTCCCCTGCTCCGAATAAAATTTGTTAATCTGGTTCATAACGCAGCAAATCCAGAACAGGGTCTTTTGGGGTATGCGAATGGTTTTACCGTTGATGTCCGAAGTGAAGAAGGGATGTTTATGAACAACGGCATCGCCGCCGGAATTGGTCCTGCTGTTTATCCTAAGTCTGTAACCTTGAATGTTGAGCTTAATGTTCTCCACGAGCATGATATGGGCTGGACCATAGGTCCAAACGGTGATATGATGTTACGCCAGGCCAAAGACGGATATCCCTACAGAACAGATCAACAGGTACCATCAAAGGATAAGCCAGTGCCTCCGCTTGTTCCAATAGCACCTCCTAAAAATAACACAGCTAATGCCGGAGCAGAAGCGGGTGCCGGCGAGGCGCAAGTCCTCTCTACGAATAGGAGATAAGATATGGCCGGCAAAAGATACAATGGAAGAGGTCTTTTCATAAATGATGAGATGTCCTATCAAGAGTCTTTTTTCGATAAAAGGGATATTCAACAATTAACGCAATATGAAACTGCCAGGTTTTATTATCCAAGCATAAGAGAAAGGCAAAGTATGAGCGTCGCTACCATAAATTGGACAGCTACCTCAAAACTTTATAACTTGGCACATCAGTATTATGGAGATCCTTCCTTGTGGTGGATTGTTGCCTGGTACAATCAAAAGCCAACAGAGGCTCATTTTAACATTGGGGATATAATTTATGTGCCTACTGATTACGGCGAAATAATGAGTTTATTCCAGAGACAAAATGGAGAAATCTGATGGCAGAAGTATTAACTCCAGAACAATATAACGCCCTCTCCAAAAAAGATCAACAAAAATATTTAGCCGACCGCCGAGAAGCAAATAGAACTAAGGGTGTCTATGGACCTTCGGCAGAAGAGCAGGTTGAAAAAGCCGAAACCGGCGAGGCAAAAAGAAAAGACCAAGAAAAACTCATTGCCCTATTGATGTCAGATCCTCAAGGTTTTTTATTCGGAAATCTTATAAAGTTAGTTGAGAGCAACCAAGACGATCGACGCTATAAAAAACTTAAGTACCATTCCTTAAGTCCACAAAGCATAAATCCTGCTAGCGCCTTAATGTCTATACTAGCAAACCCCCCAGAGATAGATAGATTTATTTCTGCCACTCCTGCAATGTTGGGAATTTTGACACCTCGGATAGAGTTTTTTGTCGTAACAAATAGAAACAAAACATATGATTCCCAACCGATAAGGTTTAGTGATCATGCGTCTGGCGAAAGAATGATTACACTTGCTAAAGCCAAAGGCGGAGATAAAACGGCCCAAAAAGAAATTTTTGAAGCTAATTCTGATGCAAGGGATGTTGGTATCAAAGAATTTACTTGGATGTTTGATAATAAACATGATGGTGATAAAACACTCAAGGCAAGCTTAACGATGTTATTTGGCTCTGCACTTGAGCTTATGAATGAACAGTCATTAAGTTTTATTTTCAACAACGTTAACGATCCTAGTGATATTATCAAAGCATCAACAGACAACAAAATTTCGCTAGAGGAAGTTTCTAAAAGATTTAAAATTATGAGGGGAAAACCAATTGGTCGGTATTCTAAAAGCGCAAACGATCCCAAGGCTGATGATGTTGATGGCTTTAGACAGATAAAAGTTAATGTTGGTTGGTCTAGACCTGAGCGTCTAGATGATAATGTCTTGGCTAAATTATCCACTGAAGAGTTAAAAGAGTTCTATGACGCCGTTCAAGCTACACAAAAAACAATCCTTCTTAATTTGACACAATATAAATTAAATTTTGGACAAGAAGGACAGGTAGAACTCACCATTGAATATGTTGGGTCTCTCGATTCTGTTTTGGCTGACCCCGAATTGTCAGACATATTCCTTAGAACTTCTACGGACAATAAGAATGCTGTTCAGATAATACCAATGGCGGGGACCTATAAAGAAGGAGCCCTTCAAAGTTGGACTTTAGGATTGTTTGGTAGCCGAAATCCTGACGAATCCAGCGATCTAGAACGTAACGCATTTGGCTATGTTCCATCCACTGAAGTTGGAGAATTTGGAGCCCAGGATAAACTTATTGGACATCTAGGAAAACAACTACAGAAGGCAAAGAAATACGGAAAAAAAGCTATCGGCGGCAATCCCGGTGTAAGGGTGAACATCAATGGATTAAAGTATGAGTTAAAGACTCTGTTAATGGCTAGACAATACTTGGTGGAACAAGGTATAGAAAATAACGATCGCAACGCTGGTCAAGTTAAAAAAATTGATGATGGACTAAAGGCTGTCCGCCAGGCAATTTTTGAAGTTGAGAGAATAGTAGTAAACAAAAAGTACAAACAATTTTACGAAGGTGCTCTTAACAGTAGGTTTCTACAAAAAGCAATGATAGAGATAAAAGATGGAATAAAATTAACTGAGTCCACGACCTCCTCAGCAGTCGGCGATTCCAGAAACCGGACGGCGAATAGACAGAATGGCCAAAAACTAAATTCAAGAAATCGTGCAAGAGCCAACTTTAATAACAGAGTTGATTCGGAGCGCAAAAAAGCTGCCGGTGAAGAGCAGCCGGATAAAAATGCCGTGGACAAAGAAAAAAAGGCTGAAATAGCTGGAATAGCTAAAGATGGAAAATATGAAATTTTGTATATAACTCTTGGAAACTTATTAGACCTGGCTCTAACAAATTCTGCCGGAAAGTCCTCGGCTGCGCTTGAATTTATGAATGCTGAAGTTTTACTAGGTGCTTTCAATGCCTATGACGTGGGAATAACAGGTAAGAAATATAACGTTAGTTTAGTTGATTTACCTATTAGTATGGAATGGTTTGGTCAATGGTTTCTGGAGAATTTTTCCGGTGGGAACCCACCCAGGATGAAGATAAGCCTTAGATTATTCATCAATCGATTGATGAATAACTTGGTGGCTCCTTTGATGAACCAGGCTTTTGCTGACGCTGGCAGCAGAGCAAAGATGAATTTTTCTATGGCAACCGTATCATACCCAAAAACCAAGGCAGGCGAAATGATAAGAAAATTGAAAGGCGGCGGTATTGTTACAAACAATCTCAAAAAACTAGCTGCTTCATCGAATATGCCACATAGTCCGTCTGATCCAACCACAACATATCTTGTTGTCTTTGCCACAATAACAGATACTGGAAGTTTGAATGGGAACTTACAAGAGGACAGGGCTAATGGTATTTTCCACCTCATCCTTGGTAGTGACAGGGGTATTGTAAAAACATTCTCTTTCTCTGAAAAGAAAATGCCCCAATTGAGAGCAATGAACATAGAGAATAGTTCTAGAGGATCGTCCCTGGTCCTTCCTCAAGATGTTGATCTTACTATGGTCGGCAATACGTTTTTCAGAAACGGAAGCCTAATCTTTATAAATGGTGGATTTGCTATGGGGGAACAATTGGCCAGAAAACTAGGTATAGGTGGTTATTATATGGTGGTCAAAACAGAAAATACAATAAACTCTTCTCGTTTTGAAACTAGGCTGACTTGTATGCGCTTACAGGGCGCTGGAGAAAAATAAATATGGCACAAAGACCTAAACCATCTGCTTTGTCTGAGCCATATTTGTATTCGTTTGCTTCCACGGATTCCGGAGCAGGGACTACCCATGAGGAAAGAAGGAAATACTCGGCAACTATTTTAGACTTGATAGGTCCGAAAAGATCATTTGACTTTTGGGGACAAGACACTTATCTTGGGCGAATAAATGTCTTAGGTAATGCTAGTATAGTTAACGAGTCTTACCTAAAACCGCTGCGGTTCGCTGATTCGGATATACCTTTATTTGCTATAAATTTTGTAGCCGACGCTTGGCGAGATTTTGTTGACAAACTACAAGAACTAGCAGAAAAGGGAATATTGGATCCGGACGGACCTTATGCCAACATTAGGGCCAAGAAGGCTTTTAGAAGTGTGACATCGGATTATCACGGATATATGACGGAAGTAGTCTATCCTTTGTTCACAGAAGCCTACTTGGGATCTTTTGAGCAAGAAAATAAAAGAATAAGAGGGGTAGACTCTTTTTTGAAGATCTTTACTAATTTCGTTAATGAATACACAGAGTCATCCGGTCCGATCACTATATCTGGCTTTATCGAGAGTTCGTTTTGCTCGTCACTAAACAGTGGCTTGGTGATAAGCACAAGCGAAGATGATCACAATAATGATTTTACAAAATCTGAAAAGTATATGTTGGATGAGAACTTTGATCTTGTTTCTTCTGTTGCAACTTATTACGGATTTGGTATTGATCAAAATGCGCCCTGGAGATTTGTTGCAGATCTTTCATCTCCGGCTATGAAAGAATACATGAGGGGTGTTGAAATAGAGAGCTTTGATTTGGGGAACCAAAACGATACAGATGACTGCGACAATCCTTTGATCCCAGATGATTTTCCTGTTATAGACCCATTTGGTTACTCGGCAATACCGGGACTAGAAGATATTGTTAGACACGCTGTGGGATATAATGAATATCGAGAATCCTTAGCCGGTGTTGAGGATGCCGAAACAACTTTCAAAGTATTTTATTCAACAGCACACACAGAGGTGTGGCGCACTGATATGGATATCATCAAAGTTTATTTCTTAGACTTCTACAATTCCCTAGTAAACCGTCAGCCTAATGTAAGTGTTCTCATCCCAGACGACACTGGAATATGCCTCAAGTCTCGTGTTGAGCTTATCAATCGTCAAGTAATGTCGTATAATAAGTTTAAGCAAAATGGAGCCTATGGTGACAAATGGAATTTAAAGTGCTACTATCTTCTTCGAAGAATTGAGAGAAAGATGAAACACTCAAACAAGTTTGTCAAGGAAAGTCTTAAAGAACTGATGAACGTTTATAATTTTGTTAGTGGTAACACCGATAGAAAATATCTGCTGGCGTTAAAGTATCTACAGCAAGATATCCTTGAACCAATTACAGCCTCTTCCTTAACGCTTGACACAGTTGGCGATATAAATAGAGTATAGAAAAAGAGTAAAACTTGTTATTTCAAACTTTAGATGATAAGTCAGAGTGCGTCGGGATTTATTGCGACGGGCAATTAATATTTGACTTAGTGGATTTTCCTGAACAGATCTCTAGGACGTGGAAATACTCTTCGTACTTACGAGATATAGAAGACATAGAGTATGCTAGTCTGTACCTTCAGGGACAGGACATACAGGATGCTATCCCAGAATATTTGAAAGATGACTGGGAGGATACGTCGGACAAGATCCGTGCGTTCCACAGGTCACTGCAAATATCAAAAGTAAATCAGTTTGAGAATTGTTTTTTTGATTTGGTTCCACAACGATTCCTGGTTGACTTTTGTGAAGTCAAGAACGATATTACAGATTACATCATAAAAAACATTGACAGGCCACAAAGATATGACTATCTTCTTAAGGTGTGCCAAATGCTAGAAGATATATCAAATAGAAGGCTAAACATAAATCTTAAGAAGTTGAAATCCTACCCAGAGAATAATATTCTAAAAGACATTTCTACAGGGAGCAGGTTTATAACTTATAATCAGTTTGGTACAAAGACTGGAAGATTAAGCACAGCTAAGAAGTCTTTTCCAATCCTAACGCTGAAGAAAGACTATAGATCAATTATAGAGCCGGTCAATGACCGTTTTCTGGAGATCGACTTCAACGGGGCCGAGGCTCGTGTTCTTCTTGGGTTACTGGGAAAACAACAGCCTGACCAAGATGTTCATAACTTTCACCGGGATGAGGTTTTCTCTGGATCATTAACCAGAGAACAGAGTAAGACATCTTTTTTTGCGTGGCTATATGGGGCCAAATCAATCAACAATAGCAAAGAGGGCGATGTACTCAAGAGCTTCTATGATAAAGAAAATGTTGTCAATCAATTCTGGGATGGGACAACAGTAACAACATCTTTGGGTAAAGTTATAAATGATGTTGACAGACATCACGCACTGAATTATATTGTTCAATCTACAACTGCTGAACTCACTTTGTTACAAGCTCTTAAGGTTGACTACCTATTGAGGACTAGGGCAAAAAAATCATTTATCTCTTGTATTATTCACGATTCTGTGGTTATAGATTTATCCGATGAAGACTCTCATCTTGTTCCATCTATAAAAGCTTTGATGAGTTCAACAAAATTTGGTGTGTTCAAGATAAATACTAGTATGGGTAATTCCTTGGGGAATTTAAAACACTATGAAGAATAAAATTATTGGCTTAGGAAAAGTCGGCTGTGGTATCGCCACAGAGTTTGAAGAATACCCAGAGTACCGTGTGTATAAAATTGGCACAGATTTAGAATCACGAGGTAACTTTCACACTCACTTAGTAATTGAAAAGCAAGAGAGTATTCAAGACTATGAAGAGAAGTTTGATTCAATTGACGCAGAAGCTTATCTAGAGACGATCAAGCCAACTGATGAAGTTTTGTTTGTTGTTGAGGGTGGGGATCCAGTATCAGGAGTGATCCTAAGTCTTCTGGAGAAGATAAAGAACACAAGAATAAGCATCCTATATGTATGCCCGGACCCAGATGTTAGTTCTTTGGTACAAATGAGAGATAGTAAAATAGTTTTTAATATTTTGCAGGAATACGCTCGCAGCGGTCTTTTCAAGAGGATGTATATTTTCAATCGAACAAAGGTAGAAGAGTTGATTGGGGATGTGTCTATTGCAGAGTATGAAAAGAGCGTTTATCATTTCATAGCATATATGATAGCTATGACAAAGTACTTTGACAATTCAGGATCTGTACTTGAGAGCCGAAATGAACCAGTGAATATAGCAAGAATATCAACTTTTGGAGTCACTTCATTAGACAAGCGAGCGGAAATTCGTTTTCTTTATCCGATAGAAGAAGAGAAAAATGCACACTTTTATTTTGGCATTCCTGATGAAATGCTGGCTACGGACAACGAATTGATGAGAAAGATTAAAACGCAAATGAAAAACTTCTCAAAAGAAGGAGTAGATACGGGCTTTTCAGTTCACGCCACGGATCTTGAGAGAACTATAGTACTGTGTTCGTTCCATGCCAGTAAGATTCAAAACTAAAGGCATAGACCACCCGTCAAATCGCATTTCTCAACCTACTTATATAAGCAGCTAACTATTATAGTTATTGTAGTAGGAATTGGGAATAGTATAAAAAATGAACAAAACAAACTCAAGAGGAATATTATTGGCCTCTTTCATCACATCAGATTCTGAAGAAGATATCCTAACAGAAGTAGAAAACATAGCTAATACTTTCTACCTTTCCAACAATATGATATTTCTGTTGAAGATTACTGATGCGCCCGAGAAAAAAATTATAACATACAACGCCCTCATAGAAAAAGGGAAACCATTAAATACACGATTGTTTACGATGCGTGTTCACAGAAAAAAGAACACAAATACTTTATATACAATAAATGCCTTAAACGCTGCGGTCGCCAAAGATAATAATGGTAAAACAGGGAAACACTTAAAGCTTGACTGGGAGCAATACAGAAACTCAATAATGTTATTGACGGGCTCAGAATTAAAGACACACCCAGTGGAAGTCTTGAGGGTGTTTAAGGTCGAGACAAGTGAAGAACCCGAAGAATAGATGTCGGATAAATATTTTAGTGCCCTTGTAGCATTGCTTTACTTCCCAGTTTATTGTTCTATATTGTTACTAGACAAAATCAGGGAGAATGGAAATGACACACGAAGGGCTGGCAGAAGAATTAGTTAAATTAGCAGAACATCTTGTGGGTGGCTACGGGATGTTATTTATAGTTGCTTTCCTAACTTTTATGTTCAGAGATTTTGTAACCAATTTTGCTGCTGGACTTAAATTTATGTTCGGCTCTGATTTCGATGTAGATGATTTAGTCTGGATCGCCGGAAACAAAAAAGCCCGCATCGTTCGTCAGACTCCCACAAAGACGGTCTTTCACTTATTAGAGTCTGATCGCAAGCTCGTGGTACCGAACGTTGACCTTTATAAGCTAAGGGTAGAAAAAGCCTTGTCGGGCGCTAACGAAGGCAAGGACATTTAATAAAAACATCTTAAAAGCTTTACACCCTCTCCCAATGTGGTATAGTAGATACACGGTCAACTAACCAGTAAAGGAGAAATACAATGGGTATTGACTTGAGCAAGATGAGAGCAAAGCACGCTGCTCTTACGACCAGGGGAGGCGACTCCTCAGAAAACTATTGGAAGCCAGACGAGGGCACGCACCAGTTGCGACTAGTATGCCCGCCAAACGGCGATCCATTCTTTGAGGCATATTACCACTACGGCATGGGTGCCGAAGGTAAGACTAC